GGGATTGCACTTGTAGGATCAATCGAAGGTACTTTAAACTCCTACTTAAGGCCACACGGTATAAACATTAAGAACTGTTACCGTAGTACCTTCATTAAGGAGAAACTTGCTTACTCAGGTACTAATACTAAACTCTTAAAAGAAGCACTAAATAATGTAGACTTAAAATATTATGAAGAAGTTTTACTTCAAGAATTACGTGACATTAATCCGACTGTTATTATTCCTCTCGACGATATTGCTCTTGGCGTTGTCTATCCATATATCAGTACTATATCTAAACCCAGAAGTAGGAAGTATTGGGTCTATTGTTATCGCGGGAGTGTTTTACCTCTTAGGGCTGATTGGATACTTAGTCTTGGATCACAAATTAAAGTTATACCAATAGTAGGCCCGCAACTTTTATACTCCGATGCCACGGCAAGATCCTATACACAATTAGACTTTCAGAAAATAGCAAAAGAACGACAAAATAGAGATATATCTTCTGAAGGAATAGTTTGGGTATGCCGCCGGTATGAAGAATTTGATAGATTTTTAGACCGTCAATGGAAGAAAGAACCTAAAAGGGTTACGTTTGATATAGAGACTTACGGTGGTTTAATAACCTGTATTAGTTTTTGCTTTGATGGTTGGGAAGCAGTATCAGTCCCAATGGGAGACTATACCTTAGATAAGTATGAACGAGTCTTATTCTGGAAACGTATAGCTAAGATACTTTCTTCAAGTCTTGAGAAGAATAATCAGAATATTAAGTATGACTGGATTATCCTTGAACGGCATGGATTCTATCTAAATAATGTAACATCTGACTCCATGTTAAAGGGTGCATTAATCTATCCAGAGTTACCTAAGGGACTAGATTTCTATACTAGTATCTATACTAACATCCCATACTATAAAGATGAAGGAAAAGAATTTGACCCAAAAAAGCACGATAAAGACAGATTATACTTATATAACGCAAAAGATAGCCTTGCGGCCCACATCGTTTCAGTTGAAGAAGATAAAGAGTTGGAAGAAGACCCATATGCAAAACAGTTATATAATAACGAGATTGCTCCATCAATTCTTATATACAAGAACCTAGACAATACAGGACTTTTAGTAGATAATGAAGTTAAACATAAGAAGCTCGAAAAGTATCATAGACTTTATGATAATAATGAATTTATCTTAAGGTCACTTGTAGGCAATAAAGAGTTTAATGCAAGATCCCCTAAACAAGTAGGAAGTTTAATCTATGACCAACTTGGATTTCCCCTTAGATATAAAACTAACGAATTTGGAGTTAAATCCTTTAAGACCGATAAAGATACGCTTGATGACTTACTTATACACCACGGAGATGACCAAAAAACTGGTAAAATTGGATATAATATATTATCCAGAATTATCGTATGTAGAAAACTTGCAAAAGTGGTTGAGTATCTCAATACACCATTACATCCAGATAATACTTTTAGAGGATCTTATAATCTGTCTGGTACAGAAACAGGACGAAGTTCTTGCTCTAAAACTATTGATGAAAGATTTAGAACTTCCGATGATCCTAACTCTACAAAGGCTACCAAAAGGTTGGGTAGAAGTCTCCAAACAATAAGTAAACATGGCTTTGCTATAGATGAGGAAATATTTAATGATTTCGATGACGCGGAAATTGCTTCGGATATGCGAGAAATCTTTATCCCACCGCATAACTTTATTTTTATTGAAGGTGACGGAGCAGGAGCAGAAGCGAGGGTTGTTTTTGTTCTTGCTGAAGACTATGAAAACTTGGCTAATATGGATCTTAAACCAAAGATTCACGCAAAAACTGCTGCGGCGATCTTTAACATGGATGCAAATTTAATTACGTCTAAAGGTCCCGCGATCCCTAAAGTAGGAATAACTTATTATGACCTTGGAAAAAAAGTGAGACACGCGGGTAACTATCTTATGGGCGCATTTAGAATGGCTCAAATGACACATTTACCTTTAGGATTCTGTATAGATGCACTAGAAAAATTTCATGCTAGGGAACCGCAACTTAAGGACGTGTTCCATAAAGAAATAGAAGATATTATAAGAAGGACTCGTGTCTTAAGAACTCCTTGGGGCCGCAGCAGGACATTTTATGCTAAATATGATGAATCCTTGCTTAAAGAAGCAATAGCATATATACCTCAAAGTACAATAAGTGATCTAACTAAATTTACTATGTGGAGAATAGCAGACCAACTTCCAGGATACATGACGGAATACAAATTTAACTCAGAACAACACGACTCAATACTAGCAACAGTACACAAAGACTTAAAAGAAAAATACTTAGAAACATTCAAAAGAATTTACGAACGACCTATAAACTTTTTAAATTGTAGCTTAAGTAGGGATTTCGAATTAGTTATTCCTACAGAACTATTCATTGGCGAAGCCAACTGGATGAATATGGTAGAAGTTAAAATATGAAAGAAAATAAAGAATGCCGTCAGATTATGTTAGCCTATTCATTGACTATACTCGTGAATACGAGAGTCCTACAAGTTTTTGGAAATGGGCTGCTTATAGTACTATTGCTTCTTCTTTAAGATTTAATGTATTTCTACAATATAAAAGAAGTAAGATATATCCTAATACATATACCGTACTCTTAGCAGATTCAGCTAAATACCGTAAAGGCGAGCCAATGAAAGTGTCAAACGCACTTTTAACGGAGACTAATACAACTAAGACTTTTACAGGGACAGCCTCGGTTCAAGGTATACTTGATAAATTATCTCAAGACTTACCTATAAAAGGAAAAGGTATCACCTTGCGGGGCGGCGCGTGCTTAATTCTTGCAGAAGAATTATCATCATTCTTTGTGGACGATCCTAGACTTATTCCGATGTTAACAAGAATGTATGATTTCTCGGAGACATTTCCTTATGACCTCAGATCAGGAACGATTATTATTAAAAACCTATGTGTCAGTATGCTCGCAGGAAGCAATGAAACATTACTTAGAGAAGTATACACTTCAAGAGCTAACTACGGTGGGTTATTACGAAGAACTCTCCTTATCAAACCAGACGAATTTAGACCACCTAATTCATTATTTAATCCAGATAAGATTGTAGATGAACTTAAAGATACAGAGCATTGGAATGAATTAGTCAAAGTACTTTTACAAATTAGTAAAATGGCCGGTAGGGTAACTTTAGATGATTGTTCGGCTAGATTTTTTACAACATGGTATGAAGACCTATATAAAAACTATGAAAAGTATGGTAGTAAAACTGGGGTAGTAGAAGGGATTCATACTCTAATATTAAAGATAGCTATGATATTAGCTGTCTCAGATTCAAGGATGACAATAGAATTAAAGGACATAGAACGGTCTATACTTGAGGTTACAGCATTAAGACCGAATTATGAAATATATGCTATGGGAAGTGGAAGATCAGAAAAAGCCGGCAGCTCTGCTTTTATATTTAACTTATTTTGGCAGGCAAAAGAGAATACGTTAAGTAAACAGGAGATCCTATTTCAATATTGGAATGAGGTTCAAGCTGAGGAATTAGACAGTATTATTGATACTTTTATTCAAGCTAATTTACTTATGATGGTTCATAAAGGAAATAAAATTTACTTTCAAATGACTCAAAAGGGTATAGATGCTATGACGGCGGCATTAAATAATAAAGGTATTAAACCATGAGGGCTAAAAATGAGATTTAAATGTGTTTGTTTAATATGTGGAGAGTTTATATGGGTTCGAGGAGAATATGAGTCAGATACGAATGCTACTACATTGAATGAAAATGATAGTGCATGGGATGAGGCATGTGAACATATTAAGGATGGTAGCGATTATAGTATTATTGATTCTGAACCAATAGATGATGAATATTAAATTATGAAAATACAGTATAGAGGATACTACTATATCCCACTATTTAAACTTAAGTTTTGTTATCATAGTGGTCACATATTTATCTTATTAGGTTACTGGAGATTTACTTTCTATTTAGGAGATTAAAATGTTAATATATTTCATTGCGTTCTTCTTAGTATGGTTATGGTCTGGTCGATACCCTAAACATAGACATAAGTAATTACTTAACTGGTCTGATTTTACCATCAGTACCAACTACTGCTTCTTGTTTAGATCCATCTTTAAGAGTCAAAGTAATATGCCCACCAGACATACCTTGGACTAAAAGCCTGGAAGCAGCCTGAAAACTCATACCTAGCGGCCGGCCATGTAATAAACCTAATAAAATTGGAGCATAATTATCGTTAGACATGATTCTTGCTACTACACCCATTCCTATATAACCAGAGACTATAGCCCCACGAGTTAACATAGCTGAGTCTGAATGTTCTGCTAATAATTCTCCTGCTAAACCTAATGTGGCTGTACCAAACCTAAACTTAATATAGTTATTATTATTATTTAACTGGTTAGTAGTCTTCTGAACAGCATCAACAAAATCGTCCCATCGGCGAGCTTTAGCACTGTTTAAAGTACCTAATAGTTTAATTCCTTCAGTTGACTGTCTAAACTTATTATAGTCAGTAGCATATTGATCTCCATTTAATACCCCCACATCACGATTTTCTGGACTATAGGGTGTCCAGTTATCCTGCTCTAATTTCTTAAAGAAATAACCTTGAAGATCTTTCCTACCATTAGTAGAAGTTACAGTCTGACCATTAACTGTAGCCTCCCCGGACTCTAAGAACCTTCCCATCTTTTTATAATCCCCAAGGATGGAATCCATTACTTCTCTTGGAGCATTTTCAGTATTTAATAATGTGTCAGCAGATTTACCAGTTTCTCCTATTGGTCCCCAAAGTTCATGTCTTTTTTGAACTATAGCCTTGCTTTGTTGCCAAGATTGATTTATACTTGCAAGTTGTGGAGCTTGTGATGGATCATTCGACCATTTAGGAATACTCTCATCAATATCTTTATTTAAAGAATTTGAAATCCTTCTAAATCTTCCATCTACTGCATTAATGTTTTCAGTTAAATGGCCATAACCTAAAGCATCAATAGCCTGTTTAGCATCCCACGCTTCTTTAAATCCTAATGGATTAGATGAAATTAAATTACCTTGAGGATCAAATTTTGCATCAATCGCTTTAAAAATATCATTTATAGTTCTAGAAACAGGAGTATTTACATCTGGAGTAATAATACCATTAGGGTACATTTCACTACGAATTTTTAATAGTTCAGGTAATGTTCTATTTAGATCTATAGGACCATTAACTACTTTTCCAGCAACAACACTTGAAGCATTTACAGTTTGAGTTCCTGTTTGTATTCCTCCAGACATTACTGGTACTTGAATAGGAGTTTGAACAACAGTTCCAGGAAGTTGTTTAGGATATAAGTCAGCACCAGCTACAGCATTTTGTGCTTCTTTATTTGAAGTTGCTACAAACTTATCATAACTAGCCCTATTTTCTGCCATCATTAATTCAGCCCTAGCATCATTACTAATAGAAGATACTGGGCCGCTGACATTAGGAATAGTTAAATCTGCAATCAACTCATTAGATCTTATCTTTGCACGTTTAGTACTATCAGCAATAGATGCTTCCTTGGCACCTCGGCCAAAATAATCTTCTATTAAAGAAGAATGCTTTGGACTAGCTTCATATTGAGAATAAGTAGGATTTAGATTTTTTAATTCATCAGTTACTCCTGGAACTCGATCTATTAAATCTCCAGGAGCTAATGCTTTTCCAGCCACGCCAATAACTCTACCAGCTAATTCATTCAATCCTGTTTGTTCTATTCCAGCATATAAAGGATTATGTGGAAAAGTACTTGATCCAGTTCCTTCCCCAGAAGCATGCCTTAAGTATTGATCTACAGTTGCCATAACTGCTGAACCGGCTAAAGTAGCTGGTAAAGTTACTTCAGGAAATGCTCCAATAGCTAGGGCACCAGCACCATCAGAAATAATATCGCGAGCAAGAGGCGCAACTTCTGATTGACTTTCTGGAGTTTTATTAATTAAACTTTGAATAAGTGGATGATTATAAGTATCCGCAGGTAATAATCTCTGTAGGGCTTCAGCAACTAAACCTTTTGCATTTGTATCTTGACTAGAAATACCTGTAGCGTGACCTGGAAGCGAGCCAGTATAAACTGGATTTGTAGTATCTTTTGCAGTTAAATCAATTGTTGGCTTTATAGTAGGATTTGTAACATCTTGAGAAGTTAAGTTAACCGCCGGAGTTGTAACTCTAGCCTTAATCTTTTCATAGGCCGCGGCTGCTGCTTTTCCTATGTCTTCTTTAGAAGCATTATCTGGACCAGTAATATTAAATTTAGTTCCATCAGGAGCTATAATTGGATATGTTTTTTCTGCCATTTCATTTACTGTCCTATTCTAAATCCACCGGGCAGCGTATTTTCATCAGTAGTAGGTTGAGTAGTTCTAGTTTCAGGCACAGCTTCTTTTCTATTAGATTTACTATTTGAGAGAACAGTTTCTAATCTAGCTTGCCTAACTGTAGGAATAAGTTTATCAAATATAGCTTTAGCTCTATCAGGGGTTAAAGACCTTTCAATCCCACCAGCATAAGATTTTACCCACTTTTCTTCTTGTGGAGAAACAACAGACCCTACCTTAGCATTTTCCTTCATTGCAACAAATATTTTACCTATATCAGGTCTAATATTTTCTACAACTGGATCAGCTTGACCAGCAATATTTTGTAATCTATCTGCAATACTACCAAATCCTGCCCCAAGAAAATACTTCTGATAACCTGTTTGACCATCAGAATAAGTTTTTTCTAACGCATCCTTAACTGTAGTAGCTAAATCTTCTACAGTACTGTATTGTTTAAATTCATCCTGAGCCTTAGCCGGCATCTTAGCCCCAGGAAAAGCATCATTCCAAGTAGCCCCAGGAGGTAACTTTAATTTAGCTCTAGTATCAGGATCAAGTGTTAATAAACCCCAAGTTTCTGGAAGGTTCGCGGCCTTAGCACCTTCTTTTTGTAACTCAAAGTTACCTTTTATATTAGCCAAATTAAGATCATGTTCATATTTAAGTTGTTCCATAGTCTTATCATGAGCATTCTTAATATTTAACTGACGAACTTCAGCACTATCCTTACCTTGGGCTAAACTTTTAGCGGTTTCTTCTTGAAGATTACTTTCGAATAATTTTAATTGCTTTTCATAATCTATATTCTGCTCTAATGCTGGTTTAGCTTCAGTGGCTTTTAATGTTCCAGTTTCCTGAGCCGCTGATCTAGGTGCCCTAAATTGAATAGTTTCACCTGTAGCGGGATTAGTAGCAGTAATTCTAGTTCCAAAAACATTAGGACTCATCTCATATTGATCTTGAGAAGTAATATTATACCCTGATGGAACATTCCCAGTTTGTTCAGCCCCTTGAATTAATTGTTGTCTAGCTGACTGTTGCTGTAAATCTAATTGAGCTTGTTGAAGTTTATGAGTAGCAAGTTGATTAGCTTTATCATTAGCTAAAGATTCTTCAAACTGTTGCTTTTGAGCATCAATCTGAGCTTGTTTCTGCTCATTCTCAACTTGAGTCTGTTCTTGTTTCTTTTTTAATTCTTCAGCAGTAGTAGCTTCTTGCTTACCTAATGCGTAGGCACTTATAATACTATTTGATACATCTAATTTAACTGGCATCTTAAACTCCTAATATCCAGGATTATAAACAGGAGTACGATTTATATTAAATGTAGAAGGAAGAATAAATGGTGGAGTAGTATTCTTATTATATAAAGTTCCAGGATTAAATGAAGGAGTTTTATATACATTAGGTACAGTTGAAGGTAATGTAGAAGCATTTGGTTTTTTAAATGCCCCTTGACCTAAGAAATAAGCTAACGTAGCTGCCGCATTAGATAAACCGCCACCTACAGCATTATTAGGAGTAGTTCCTGTTCCTACAACATTCTTAGGCGTAGCAGTAAATAAACTTTGGCCGGTCTGGAGAGCATTAGTCTCTAATTGATTCTGAAGCATAGGAATCTGTTGATGTAGTTTAACTATATCCCCATACCTTTGTGAGTCTACACTATTTTCAGCATTTCCTAAAGCATCACCAGTTATTCCTCGCAAGGCCGCATTTTCTTGAACATTCTGTAACTGTAATGCTCTAGTTTTATTTATATCTGAAACTTGTCCAGCTTCGTAACCAGTTAAATCAGTTCCAGCACTTAATTTTGCTTGCTGTTCCATTAGTTGTTTAAGTAGTAACTGTTGTTCTGGAGTTAAGTTTGTATTTTGAGTCTGGGTCGTAGTTTCTTTACGATTTCCCAAAGCTCCGCCGGCCGCAGATAAACCTACAGCTAAAGCTGCTGGATTACTATATAACGATTTAAAATCAAACGGCATTTCTTTATCCTTTCACTTCATCATCAACGAAACAATATTTCCATTGCCCAGCAGCAAAAGTAACAACTGTGGTTTCTACTTTGAGTTCATTCATTCTATAGATATAAAGTTCATTAGACATGTTTAAATGTCTATCTATCATACGCACTGTACTATGGAAAGCATTTTCAAATTCAAGTTTCGTTTCTTTCTTATCATTTAAAACTACAGTTAATTTCATAAAACCTCTTAAAGTCGAACATATGGAATAAGTTGAAAAGCTAATGGACTACCATCATTTGAAATAGTTAAACTAGATCCAGAATGAGTATGATCTACACTATCTACACCTGAAGCAGCCGGGCTTCCAGTAAAAGTAGCAGCTAAAGTTAAATCTACATCACCACCTACTGCATCATCTGTAGTATCTTCAAAAGAATGTGTATGTGTTGCATCTTCTGTTCCTGTATTACTTGAACCACTAATACTTGCTGAAAATCCATGTGTATGTGAATCTGATGCTACACTTGCAGAGCCTTCTAATCTTGGAGTAGTTCCACTTGGACCTCCTGTAGTTCCTGAAACTGAAAGTCCACTAACATCTACAGAATGTCCATGAGGGGCACTTTCTACACCAGTACTAGAATGGTAAGTATGACTATGAGTTAAACTAGGTAAATGAACTGTTCCACCTACAGTTCCAGTAGATGTAGTAGTATGAGTATGTTTAACTGATTCATTTCCTGTATTCCCAGAAATAGTAGGAGCATTAGCCACTACAGGAGTAGTAGTAGCCCCATACTTTAAAAATCTTCCTCTAACATCATTAGGAGTAAATCCAGTAACTACAGAAGCATTATCTGTAGAATATGTGTAGGTACTTCCATCAACTATTCCCCATCCGGGTTTTGTTGGAGCAACCCAGAATCCTTCTACATATAAATTTGCTCCACCTAATCTTTTCCATGTAATTAAATTCCATCTATAGTACCAATCAAAATCAGTAGCATAGATCATATATCCATTATCATATAATACACTAGGACTAGGTTTAGTATCTGGAGATAATGTTACATCTTGTATTCCATCATAATAATACCAGTGACCCCCACGAGCAATATATGTTACATTTCTATCCGTAGCAAAATAAGTTGTACCTACAACTACATTTGAAGGTTGCGGCCGTTGTGCTAAAGTCCCAACTAAAGTACCGTTTAATTGCCTTTTAGTTACATAGTCCCCCGGATTAATAGCGTCTTTAGCTTTTCCTATACGCCGGCCATGTAAATTTTGTTTCTGAGTAAGTAAACTATTTACTTGCCTAAGTAAATAATCTTGCTCTGGACCTATAGATTGTCCAGGATCATAACCTAATACACTTAAATCGGGAAGTTCATAACTAACCATTAGATAGCTCCCTTACCATCTAAGAAAACCCACTTTTCTTCAGTATCTAATCCAGACTTAGCAATTTGAATCCTGGTGGCAATATGTCTAAATCTCCCAGCACCTATAGGACCAATATCTATTTTAAGTAGACTGCCTGCAATAGTTTTAGGTAGTGGGATACTACAGATTTTCTCTCCGTCTGTGGCAATATCTATTGAACTTGAAATAAGACTAATTCCGTCTAAATAGATAATATAAGGAAGTGAAGTTACTGCAAGTGTATCTATTCGTATTTCAAGTGCTTTAATCTTACCATAGCGTAATATTTCTATCTCACCTATAGTATTATATACTTTAGGTCCCGGCTGTTGATAAACTACATCGGGTGGTAATACCTCATAAAACTCAAAAGGTAAACTAGCACTTGATTGTAAGGTAGCACTAAAATCAGTACCAAAACAATCACTATCTTGAAAGAAAGTATATGCTACAGCTGATTTTCGTGTAGTATTAAATATACTTGATGAATGTGCTACCCCATCTACTATAGGAGTAAATGTAATATCATTTCCTAAAGTATCAATAATAAAATTAATCGTACGAATCCTCTTTTTATTTATAGAATCCAAACCTAAATTAAGTAACCTTAAAAATGTAAGTTGTGGTGGTCGTTTATCATAAGATAAACTTAATTCTTTAAATCTTAAATCTGTTGTTTGACCTGAGACTCTAAATTGTATATCTCTACAAGGAGTTATTGCTGATGCACCGGATATAGATTGAATATCAAACCTAGATCTAAATTGATAGTATCCTACTCCAGTGTCATTTACTTTAAATGCGGTAGTACTAATGTCATTTGCTTCATATCCAGTATGTCCATCAACACCGATACCTATTACAACACCAAATAAACTTGAACCTGTGCCTCCTGCTATACCTAAAGTATAAAGATCTTTTCTAACGGTAGGTAAATTAAAATCAAAACAGCCAGATAATATTTGTACAGTTTGTCTAGTTTGAGCACCGTCATCTAACCTACGAGTTATATCATCATATACTTTAATAAATTTATCAGTATCATCAAAACCTAAAAGACTTCCATTCTCATGGGCTACATACATTTTAGGTGAAAGATTTACATAGGCTACTCTCCAATATTTTCTTTGAAAGTCATAAACTTCAGTATGTATTGAAGTAAATGATCCACTAGCTAAAGGTGCTCCAACAGGGACAATACAAAATAATTTATTCTTTACTATAGTACACGAATACCTTGTTGCCCCAGTCAAATCAATAGTTACTGCTCCACATTCAAATGTAGCTTCTCCTTTATATAAAAGATCTGTATTAGGAAAACAAAGATTAACTATATTACCTGAAGTATTACATGCAACCCATCCAGATTTAGACATGTAAACTGCTGAGTTTTGATATAAAGCAACATCTATACCTATAGGTGGGTCTGATACACCTAAAGGATCTAAACTTACATCAAGGAAACCATCAGGTAATTGAACATATGTTCCTGAAAGAATATAGACATCTCGATCAGTTCCAACTAATACTGTATTCTTAGCTACTTTAATAGCCCATTTAAATGTTTCAGAGCCGCTGGCTCCAGTAACATTCATAGTTGTTCTTGAGTCTGTAGAATCTGGAGAATTAATATCTCCAAAATATATTTGCTTAGCAGTAAAATAAATCATCCTTCCGTAAACAGGACCAACACAAGAAATAATTGCATCTGGTATCCCTGTAGAATTAACTGGAAGTAAGAAATCATTTAAAGTTATACCTAATGCTAAAGCATCATAATCAGACATATTATCTGTAAATGCTCCAAAACTAGTAACTCTAGCAATTCTATACCATGTATCTAAATTTACACCTCTCCGGAATATCCATGCTTCATTAGCTGTAGAGCTAGGAACACTAGGATTTTGAGGAGTAACAGTTACTACTTGAAGACTTGGAGAAACTGTATTAATAGCTGATCTTACACTTTTAGCTCTATAAGATCCATTAACTAATACATTAACTTGGCAGTATTCATAATCTCCAGTTAAAATTCCAGCAGCACCAACTACTACTGTAGGTCCAGCACTAGGACCAATTATACCTAAATCTGTTGCAGTAGTCCCATCATCTTTAAATCTTTTATTTCCTGAGAAACCAAAAACATAATTATATGCTGCATTAAAACATGCTCTAGTAGCACTACCGCCAGTTTCAATTTGTGTATTCCCTCTAAAGACTAATCCTGTAGTATCGGCTGAATAAATGTATGGAGTGCCATTTATATATTTTTGATAGATTGTATGCAATGTATTAGTAAACACAGATAGTTGTCTAGTTGTTCCCCCAGACATTTGTATAGCACCATTCAGATCTAGCTCTACATTTTCCATCCTTAATAGGCCATTTTTACGCCCATTTAAAGCATCATCAGATGGACACCATCCTGCACTAAAATCATTCCAATTAAATACTTCAGGCATTGTCGTTTCCGTATCGCCTCACGTAAGATTCAAAATCATTATCTGTTGAAGTCTCACTTAATCCAATAGTTTCAGTAGCTAATCTTTCAGTAGTATCTAAAGCATCTCGGTCATTACAGTACCTACGAAAATAATTTTCTGTTTCTGTTTGATCTGGATGTTCTCCAGTATCCTCAGAAATTACTTTTGCTGCACTATAATTTAAAGTTACTGTTCCTCCGAGAATATCATAGTTTGTTGATCCCGAAGCTATGACATATGTTCGCCTAAATCCTACAGCAGTCCCAGTAATAACATAAGAACCACCACTAACTGAAAGTGTATATCCTTTACTTAAAGTTGCACTTGAACCATTAATTGAATAAGTGCCACTTGCAACAGATAACTTTCTAGTTGCCTTTAATCCAGCAGCAGTACCTGAGATTGTATATGTTCCTGAAGAAGCAGAAACTTTACGGCCTACAGCTAAAGTCGCCGCCGTCCCACTAATTGTATAAGTCCCACCACTTGCAGTTAAAGTATAAGCTGTAGTTGATTCTTTAAATGCAACAGTACTTCCCCAAAACTTATTACCTGCTGTCATATCCCATGCAGGAGTATATGTTCCAGTAGAAGAAGCTAATAAAGAACAAACAGCATCACCAGAAGAAATTGTACCGCCTGAAGTAAAAGCATTTCCAGAATGAGGATTTGCTGTTATATTTCCAACCATTCCAAATGCAACAATTGCTGCAACTGTCGCAGTTGTTGTAACAGCAGCACCATTCTGGTTTGCAGAACAAGAAGCAGTATTAGTTACATTATGAACGTCAACAACAGGATTAGTAAATCCAGAGATCTCAATAAATAGAATTGATTTAAAGTATGATCCTGTATTACGACTAAATGTAGCTGTAATAGTCGTTTTTCCTGATGTAGAAACAGGTAAATACCAAACATCACTTCTTACAGTAGTTCCAGATAAATTATCCATTGACGGAACTTGTGTAAATGCGTTAGTTCCATCTGATACTCCAGTAATACTACCTACATTTCCTGGAGTTGCATCAAAGTTATCAGGACAAACTACTAATAAGTTTCCAGTCCCAGTAGCACTAACTGTAACTGATACAGTTGTATTAGTATCAGTTACATTTGCTCCATGAGCCTGTACAAAAGCTAAAGCCATTTAATTAAGCAATAGTAAAGATGCTTGCACCAAATGTTACTGTGAATGTTTCTGTATCATTTAACGTAATTGAAGAACCATAATCCCAATAACCTATTAATGGTTTTAATGGACTTCCAGGAGTACTATTATACAATACAGCGTATCTAAATGGTCCTATTGTTCCTCCAGAAGCAGTAAAAACAATATTTGTTCCAGCCGCAGTAAAAGTTCCACCAGATCTAGTTCCAGATAATGTAGCAGTAGTTCCGCCTGCGGTATAACCGTTTCCTGCTCCAATTTCAGTAATATCTGCTAATAATTTATGCGTTCCCACAACTGGAGCAGTATTAGTTAAGGCTACTTTTAATACATCAGCAGTTGATCCAGATGTTCCAAATAGATCATGTACTTTCTGGCATAAATCTTCTACGAACTGTTCATATTTTGTAAAGGCTGCCATTTAAATCTCCTATAACTGAATATTTGCAATATAAAATAGCGTTGATACTATAAGAAGATTTCCAGCCGCGCCACCTGTCAAATTGCCTAAAGCATTATCCATCTTAATATTTAATGCTTTATTAACTACATCAGTATCAGCATCAGTCATTATAGCATCTAATAAGTCTGTAGCAGGACGCATTATACTTGTATAATTAACTGTCTGACCTAATAAAAGATCAGGTGAATTATGGTACTGAATCCTACTTCCTCCACTCCCGCGAGCCAAATAAAGTGCCATTAAAGTATCGAAATTAGTATAGGCCGCGGATGACCTAAAATGAAGTATAGTATGAATAGGAACTATAATTCTATTGGCCCCTGGGGCTGGAATCAATTCAATACCTGTAGTAGGTAATGCTAAAATATCAGCATTAATTAATCTGACTGCGGCTAAACTAACTGACTTTTTTTCTATCATCTTATTCTCCTGGATCTACTCCATATCCTTGCATTGCTATTGGTAACTGAGGTTGAGCTAGATATTGTCTTCTCATCCCTATACCAGAATTAGATATTAATCTTCGTGGTGTATTTAACTGGTCATATACCTGTTCCCCATAAGATCTCATTAAATAATTCCACTTTGCGGACCAGTATTTTGCTGCTTTAAGATTCTGTCCTTTGCCTTCGGCAAGAAAAAGTTGGCGTAGGACATATGCCTTTAAAAGTCTTCTACGAATATAATCTGGGAGTTTATAACCTATACCATCCGCGACAGTGTAAAATTCCACAATACACTGTGTTTTAATAACACTGGGAGTAAATAGATTAAGTTGAGAAGATGGTAGGGTTTCAATAGGAGTAGGAAATAACTTAATAGTCATTTGACCTACATTATTATAAACGTAATCTGTAGGAGTACCTGAAGAAGTAGCCCCATTAATTTTCTCTCGAAAATCTCGATGAGAAAAAGGGTCTAATTTTATCCCTCTGTAGGTAATACGTCGAATATTAGTAACATTATCACTTAAAATATATAGTGATGTCCCTGAAAGAATAGGTAATGCTACTCTATCAACTATACATGGATATTCTGTTGTAAATGCTTGTTCGGCAGCTAAACTATACCTGTTTATCTGACTCGAAGTAAAAAGAGGCATCCGTGACGTACTCTAGTTTGAAGTTCGATTCAAACTAAGCTAGAGTTTAAATTTTAATTAATAAATCTCGCCTTGCTAGATTCTTCACACGATCAAAATATTCAGAAAGAGTATCCTCGTAGTCTTTAAAGTATTCGTTAGCTTTAGTATATTCTTCCGCTTGTTCTAATAAATCCCCAGAACAATATTGTTCTAAAAGACTTTGAGCATCACTAGCTATTAATGGAGTGTCTGTATCATCATCTATATTTGCTGCTTTTGCAGCATAATAAAGGTCAAAAGTACCAGTTGGCACAGATAAATATGGCCAAATCACATTAAGTTCAAAATTTAGTGGGCACCATACTTGTGGTTGGCCTTCTGCTATTTCCCAATCAGTGCGGATAGAATCAAGATCCTTTATTGTAACATCATCTAAAAGCCAATGATTTGTGTTATTATTAAAAATAGCAATAACACACATGAAGTCTTCCACGCCTAAAAACTTAAAGTCGTAATAGCATCCTGCTATAAAACTTAATGTAACCTTCTTAATTGAACATCTGGTCCTGAATAAAACATCAGAATAAGCATCTTCCATAGATTCAGTCATATCTGCGGCTGAATAATATGTAATGCCAGAATCATTAAGATTCTCTCTTATATCAGTCTTTATATCTGCAAAACTACTCATTTTATTTCGCCATTAATTATCCAGCCATGCCAATGGCCAGATTGTTCTGCATTTATAGAAGGATAGAACGAAATATTAGTAAAGTCATCACCAGTTTTCTCCCAAATTTTTCCAGAACCTATATCTTCAAAATTTACAGCTAACCTTATACTTAGACAATGAGGGCATTTAAAAGTTAAACCCACATGATTTGCACCGAATGTACTCCAACCTAACGTAAACCATTTAGGTTCCAAATCAACTAATTTCATTTTTGTAAAAAGATTTCTTTAACTAATAGATTTTCCCTAGTCATGGGAGCAGGACCTTTATTAGCTATTAAGAAAGTATTATATTCTCTAAACGGTTCTGGTGCAGATCCTATATTATGGAACCCACAAGAAGTTAGATATTCTTCTACTTCGGCCGTAACCATTGGAACAACATGATAATCACCTGGATAAAGTTGTCTACCATATAAAGTAGCTCTCCAAAAATCCCGCTGACCTCTTGTATTCTCTAAGAAATTAAAAGCTACTTTTTCAAACTCAGGATAAGCTAGACGTAATTCACCTTCAGGTTTAAGTACTCTCCAAAACTCACAAAAAATTTGCGGCCAATATCTTTGTTCAATATGTTCAATATTATGGATACAATGAATCAAATCTACTGTTTCCGCTTCATATGGGAATGGATGTACCTTTAAATCAAGAACAAGATCAGGTTTAACTGATTCTTCTACATCTATATTGATAAAATCTTTTAATTTAGTCTCTCCACATCCGTAGTTCAACTTCATTTTGTTCTCCTAACTTGAGCTACGCACGCATCAATATACGCTTGATTTCTAGCTATACCATCGTCTGTTTCACCACGATATAACTTAGCCTCATCCATTAAACTATCAAAAAATGCTTTTAATTTACCTTTAATAGCAAATTCTACTGGCTCAGCATTCATCATATGCCCCGGTTGAACTCCAGTATGTAGAAAAATTCCAGGTTTAGGATCTAAACTATCCTGCACCTTCATACAGAAATAAACATCTTCAGTATGATTTTTTGCAGTTAAAAAGTATGGTTTAGGACACGCTTTTAAGACATCAATCTTAATTAAAGCACATGAGAAACCAATAGCATCACATTCTTGGATTTCTTTATAACGGTAAGGTAGTTTAGTTGCTTCCTCCTCACCTATTACCTTAACTATATCTTCTTTTTGATACCACTCATCATTATAAACATATTCTTTTTCTAAATCGTTGAAAAAATCAAGATTTCTGACCTCTTTACCGTCTTTAATAGTATTTTCCTTATACTTAAATGCCATGTTATTAAACGGGTACCCACGAATAATAACGAGTCCGGCTATAATATCCTTGTCAGCAAGTAATAGTTTTTCTAAAGTATCCGGTGGAACCATGACATCATCATCTATAAACATTAAATAGTCACAGTTCATTTCCATAGCCATTTGAGCGGCTGTATTTCGTGCTGTATCTATAGCCATTCTTTCTGGGGTCCAAAATTCAAATTTAATTCCAGGTATATTTTTAGCTGAATAAGTAAAAAAATGACAATGATTAGCGTAAACATTAGAGTTTACAGATTGTAGGGTATTAACCAGTACAAAAACCCTTTTATTTGAGATATCTACCTTATTTTCCATATCTATCCTTTAAGAAGAAATATGGGGGAGTTTATCTCCCCCAAAAAGTTTACATAGAGTGAACTTGAACCTTAACTGTCAAGAAGGATGCAGTCTGTCCTGATAACAAACTAGATGCTTGAGTTGTTTGAGAAGCATAAGTTTGTCCAAGTCTAACTTTGCAGTAAACTGAGAATGCTTGAGATAGATTATTAGAAAATCCCTGATCAGCATCCAAACTTCCTGCAAGAGTTCCAGTTCCAGTAATAGGAACTAATTGATCTCCAATACCACCAGCCGGATAACTTGCCCAGACATCTGAAGATGCTACGGCTCTTGTAGAAACTCGAAGTCGAACACCATCATTAAATCCAAAAACCTGGGCTTCTCCAAAAGCATTAACAGCTACAGCATTATAGGCGATACCAAAGTAATTTCCCTGTAAAGCTGCGGCCAAATTATTTGAAGAAACACAGCGTAAACCATCTTCTGTTCCTGAACAAGCTAGAAAAACTGGAGATCCAGCTTTAATTGGAATAGTATCAGAATTTCGGAAAACTGCGGCCATTACATCGCGCTTACTTCCAACTACTTTAAATCTCATTGAAATTGATCCCTTTTGTCGGTCTCATCTTGACTTAAAATTGGGGCCTAAAGAATCAAAGAACTCGCATAACGGTAAGGTTATTAATATTCTCTGAAACTTGCTTAAGGCCCCAATCCTGTGATTAGGGTATAAATTAAAGTCTAGCTAAAAGTAAATGCAGCCGAACGCTGGATTTTACCCCAGACGCCATGTTTTCTACGATTATTTACTGTAACCTGTCCCATCCATGCACAATGTCCAACTCGCGCATCCTGATTTGCAGGTTTAGTAAATACTTTTCCATTCTCATCTTCCAACATTTCAAAATCTCGACCTTCAATAGGACGAATCTTGAAAAATTTAGAATTTAACAGATACATTGTACCAAAAGTAGCTGTAGATGTTAAATTACTAAATGCGTCTGGAACCTTATCATCCATAACTAATAGACTTTGGCCATTACCAAAAGGGATACGAATATTAGTAAATGGAAAATTTGTATCTGAACTTGTTTGACGATACTTCTGATAAAGAGACATAGATGCAATCTCATATGTTTGCTGATCTGCCAAACAAATATCAGGAGCACCACCAGTTCCTAGTGCACAAGTATTATAAATATTCATCCATTCTGCAATGAATGTACTACCTGTGTTAGTTCCAGAAGCAGAAGTCTTTGTCTGATTCCTCCACCATGTAGAAGTACTTTGATTAATATTTCCAATCAAAGTAGAGGTTGTAGGATCAAACTTAACTAGTTTTCCTAATGGTTCAATAGAAAGTGAACCATTAATAGGATTAGTTTTTGGTGTGTCAATTAAAGCATCACCACCACCACGCATAAAATTACTTGAAAAACCTTCCTCAATACCCATTGAGCACTGAGTCATCTTAGTTTTAACAAGATTAATAATCTTTCTGCGATTCTGAATAATCTGCTTCATTGAATATGTAACTGGAGTAGCAAGCTGACGCCACTCATAAATTGCGGCAGTTACACCATCAGTTTCAGCAGTACTTAATTCATCAAATCCATCATAAGATTCCATCGGAGAAAGAGCATACATTAATTCTTCTTCAATGTGTGTTCCACCATCCGCGGACTCATAAGAATCTGATTTCATAATCATGTGCAAGAAAGCGTTACTTGCACCGATTTGATCTACTAACAAACCTCGACTATTCGCCAAACTTTGGGTAAATAAGGCATCAAAATATTTTGCAATATCTGAAGGTGCCGCGGTATCACCAAAAGTTATAGTTGCAAGTGAGACTCCTTCATAAGTATGATGAGAAAAAAGAAGAATTAGTGAATAAATTTGAGCAGATAAAATTCCAAGCGCAAAAAGCATTCGACCAAAACTAACTTTTCGCTCTTTCATTCTATGCCTTCTTCATTTCTTTAGCTATAGACTCCTCTGCAAGTCTTATAGCATCGTTAATATTCTTGACTTGGGTAGATTTAATCCCATCTTTCATGGAACTGGAAGAAGACCTACTCTTTGACGTTAACTCATCTAATGGAGATGATTTCTTTTTAGACGTACTTTCACTAGAACCTGTAGACTTTTTAACTAGTGAAATTTTAAGGTTTTCCGCAGCCTCGCGGATTCCTAACCTAATAAATTTTTCTGGAGGTTGTTTAGGTCCAGGAACAATCTCACCATTTTCCTGCATCCTAACAAATTCCTTTAAAACTGCTACTGGAACATCTACATACTCAGAAACTACTTTTTCCTGAGCTGCAACAATTCTTTCCTTAAGTATATTAAGTTCACCCTCAGCAATCTTAGTTCTAATGTCTTTTGTAGACTCGGTTATTTGAGTTTTAAATAAATCTTCAAGTAAATCGCCTAAATCTTCTGTTAAGAAAGGATACTTAGCCCCTATTTTATCCTTTACGATGTCCTTAATCGTTTTCTTTGCAGCAGTCTCTTCTTTTTTAGTCTCTATTTGTTCTAACTTTAATCCCGCTTGCGCGGCTAATGCTCTTAAAGTCTCTATTGAAGTATTAGGATTATTAAGAAGTTTAAAGACGTTCTTAGCCTGAATTTTTTGATCCTCATCTAGATCATCTTCCTCATCTTCATCTTCGTCTTCATCTTTATCATCAGTATCTTCCTTCTTATCATCCTCTTTATCATCATCCTTCTTGCTATCTTCATCATCTTTATCTAAATCTTTAGTTGCTTTATCTATAGCCTCATCTAAAGTAGGTTTGGCTTCATCACCTCCGCCAGGTTTTTCATCACCTTCTTTTTCATCAATAGTTAGTTGATTTAAGTAGAATAATTTCCTTAGTAACATATAATCTCCTAATACACTTTAGATTTTGGACGCATTTCAGCTACACTATCACCCTTTTTACCATAAAACTTAGCCATATTTCCAGCTATTCTTTCAATATGAGCCTTTCTTTGTTCACCTTTAGTCGCACCCTTGCGGCGGTCGTGCATTTTAGATTTCTTAACTATTTTCTTCTTAATCGGTGTCTCGTCCGGATTTTCCATATTGTTTTACAGTGTTAGCTGCACTCCTATGTTTGAAATATTCTACTTCTCGTAGTCTCTTAACTGCGGCTTTCTTACTTAAACCTGGTTTAGATAAATTCTTAGAACCTGATTCAGACTTAACTTGAAATCCATTACCTGATTCAACTATCATTATTGACCTACCTGAGAATAAAGTTGAGCCGTAATATCATTAAGAGAATTAGGCATTTGCCTTTGAGCCATACCTGCGGCTGCCCCATTATCTTGATTTCCTTGAGGAATTAATCCTTGAGCTGCTACACTTTGTCCAGCCATATTTGCCTTTTCCATTAATGCAAGCATAGCCATTTTCTGATATTCACGTATAACACGTTCATTTTTATATCCGCAACGATATGCTGTTTCTCTAACTAATGTAGGAGACATTGCTATGGCAGGAAATTGTGTAACTAAAGAAAGAAACTCGATAAAAGAAGCTTTCTCTTTTACCATGTTTTCAGGAGTAGAATTAACGACATTACAGATAATATCGAAATCATATCCATCTACAAGACTTTGAGAAGTGATATAATTATAGATAGGCTGTTTATCTTGAACCTCAGAAAAAATATCCTCTGGATTACCAGGGTCTAATGAAGATTTAATCCAGAATCCCTGCTCTAATTTTTCTCCCATCTGGAGTAACATTTCTCTCCCTACGGCAGAAACGAATCGAGAGAAATCTATTTGTTCTAAACTTTCTACTATACTTTGGTCTGAAGCTATTTGTCTAGTAGCTGTAGCAGTTTGTCTATCACTTGCGCGCCCGCGAGCTACAGGAATACTTGCAACTATATCAAAGTCATCTTTAGCCATCGTTAATCCATCAACAATATTTGCATCTATTTGTGGATTTTGGATTGGCCTAACTGAAGGATTTCCATCTTTTCTCTTAGTTACAATAATAGAGCCATCTTCGTCTGTTTTTAATTTTTCTAATTCATCAGTATCGTGGTCGCCTTTTGAGACTTCAAATTTTCGTGTTGCACGACGTCTATATCTTCTAATTTGTTCTCGTGCTTCATTAACTTCATTTTGTGGAGATAACCATTGCCATACAGGAGGAATAGGATACCATCCTTTAAGGGAGATATCACTTCTATAAGTAGCGAAAGGAAGCCTTTCAAAAGACTCAGAATACATTTCAACGAATGGACCATCTAAAATCAATAACCTTTTCTTACTAATATTGTCCCAAATATGCCAAACTTTACAAAGTTCGCCGTCTTCTAGGTCAGAGATACCTTCAATCTTATTTTCTTTAAAATAATCTAATGCGTCCGCAGTATCTATACTATAGTACTTTGTATCATAGTTACTTGGAAATTTAATACCTTCAGTTTCTTGAAGAACCTTTTTGGAGATAAAACCATAATAGCCGCACCAGTCACAATTCCGTAGTTTAACATTATCGGACATGCTGACTCTGAATCTTCTTGCAGAGATCCATTTTGTGTATACTGCTTCATTATCTGGAAGTTCATCATGCTTTACAACACGATCTTTTGTATCAGAAATTAATGGATCTTCATGAGATTCCATCTCAAGTTTAGGTGCATTAGGATTCTGCCAATCTTTAGAATATCCAACTTCCATTACAGCAAATCTAAAGAAACTATCTAAAGCCGCATAACGTATATCATCTACAAATTCTAATCTAGGATCTGAAACCTTAGTATTTAGAGCGTCTTCTTTTAACTGCGCTGATCTTACAGCAAAATCCTGATTCCAGTCCATTTGTCCAGGCCGCGGGGTTAGAATAAATTCAGGATAAGTATACGTTATGTTTGCTACTTTTCTTTTGATCGTAGTGTAAACTAGATTTACTGTGTATGGCCGGCGGGACCCAGATAATTCTATCTGTACTCCATTTGCTAATCTCCATTGAAAACCTTCCCAATAATTTTCTAATGTATCACAACGAAAACGGTTTTCCCATTTCTTATAATACTTATTAGCTTGAGAAATTCTTAGTCCCCAAGGTGTAGTAATTGAAAGGTCTATCGAAACTTTTTTAGCCATTAACCTTGATTAATCAAATTGTTCTTATTTTTAAAGACTTGATTATAGTATGCAAAACTTCGTTTCGGCGGCTTCTTATGCACTATTGGTAAACCTACTCCGTGATATGCAACATAATATCTTACGCAATCATAAGCATGATCTGGAACACTTTCATCTCGATCTTCAGTATAAAACTTCTTACCATTTATTTCACCTAAGAGTTTCTTTTTCTGTCGAGATGTTTCTATTACAGCTTGGTGCACCCCATAAGGCCAACGATTTATAGAACTCATTAAAAAATAAAGCCCAGGTGATGGCAGATCTGGAAGGAGATCCACTTTATTTCTAATGTTCAGTAAATTTGTTATAGTCGTTATAGGGTGCCTAAATTTCGGAACGCACCTAAATAATTCATTTATTCTATTTCTTGTAGCAAGTTCATTATTATCTGCTGGTCCCCAATGTATCGGAGGAGCAGTTATTTCTTCCTCATCAGCGTATTCATCTGCTACAGTCCAAAAGTTTCCATTCTTTTGACCTCCCGTACCTTTTTTAAAGATCGCGGGATCTGCCACATCTACTTCTAAAGACCAATTTTCTTCTCCAACTAATTCAGAGTTAATATCAAATATGTTCTGACGATGTTTAGAAATAACTTCATTTGGCTGGTAATATTCGCCAAATATAATATGTATCCCATTGTAGCAAGCAATCCACAAGCAGCAAGTAGGAGAAGTTTCTCCATGATCGAGTATTTTAAATAAGGATGCTTTGCTTCGCAATATTTTGAGAAGTTCATCCCAGACTTCTTGAGATAGTTCATCTGGATTAATCTTACATTCCTTAGGAATATAGTGTACTGCTCCTCCGGATATAACTTTTTTACCTAAATAATACTTATCTATCCATGCCTGATCTCTTGTAAGAATTTGAGAAATAGTACCAGCATCATTAAGATTATCGTCAGTCTTCCTAACAATAGAAAAATGCGTTGATAATGACTTCCGTTCGGGTGAGTCGTCATCAAAATAACGAGACACCCAGTGAAACTCATCATCAGAAGGATTGTCGAGAATATCAACATAATTTAATACTAATGGTTGTCCGTATACTTTATGTCGTGGCCATTCTGGAAACTGATCTAATAAAGGTTGCGGAACAATAGCTTTATCCCAACGGCCAACACGTGCATCCATTAATAGAAAAATACTTTCTTCAACTTCCTCCGCTTGATCTATAACTAACGAATTAATTTCAAAACCCTTAGCCGTAGCCTCATCCATCTGATCGAGATGAAGCCAATATATTCTTGACCCATTAATGAAAACTGTAAGACCAAAGTTCTCGTCATGTGTTAAAATAAATTCTTTAGGGCAAATCTTAAAAAAGGTTTGCATCGTAGTGGCTCGAAGGTTTTTATAAACCTGCCGGCAGAAAGCCATTCTGTAACCTGAGAAAGTAGTTAACATTACTACTGCTCTTTGACAAGCTACATAAGTCTTACCATTACCAAAACCACCACCAAACCTATTATTACGTTTGCGACTCCAGAAGAATATTTCTTGTTCAGGATTACGGAAATCTATTCTAAGATCCATTACGGTCCTACAGAAATAACTATTGTAATGTTAATTACTGGGCCAGTAATATCAGGTTGAGCGTTATTAATTACTACTGTTAATGCGTTTGAAGTTCCAGTATTAGGTTTACTTCCGTCACATACTTTAGTAGGATCTGTACTAGAACCTGCTTTATCTGTAGCTTTAGCTGTAATGGTATACGTTCCATTAGTTACTTTAGTTGTATCCCAAACAAAAGTATAGTTAGTTCCAGAATTAGGTGTAGTAAATAATGGTGAGAGAGGATTACTTCCAGAAAAGAATTGAACATCTTTAATACCACAAGATGTTGCCCCTACTATAACTGGATCACTTGCAGTTGCAGATAAAGTTACACTTCCATTTACTGTTTGGGCTGCTAGCGTAATAGGAAACAGTAAAATAAATAAAAGTAATTTTTTCATACTAGTTTAATGTGACAGGTTGATTAGTAATTAACCTTACTCCAATATTCGCCGCTGCCATAACTGGCATAGAATACTTTGGAGGAATAATACCTGAGGCTCCTATCGAGATGGCCCCGCCAAGTAAATTTAACCAAAATGTTTTAGACTTCAGAATATTCTTAGCTTCCATTTATTTTACTCCCATTAGTAAACAATACCGCTCCTGTGGTCTGCCGGATATAGAGTTCAAATCCCTCACCATAATAACCCATAAATACTTTAAATGCTTCTGTAGAATTTAATACTGCTAATTCAGAGGAACCAGTTACTCTAGTTAAACAAGAAATAGTCTTACCTACACCTATACAACCTTCAACATCATTTGGCCAGTTAGCTATATGAAATAAAATATTTTCTCTATTAGGAACATTTAATATTTCAATAGCATTATAACCATCTTTATTAAAAAATCTAGGGACACAAGTATAAGACCCTTCAGGTATACAAGAAATCTTACTTGCATTATTTAACCAAGGACGCTCTACTGTAGCTAACCAGTCAGATCCACAAAGAAACTTACCAAAAGTTCCAAAAGGAAAGTAAGCAGTTCTAATTAAGTCTAATCTTTTCATTTTCCCTTAGCTAAAGCGATATTAATTTTTTGAACATCTTCAGTAATACTACTATGAAATATCTTATCTTCTATAACATGATCGTTGTAATCTTTAAGGGTAATATCTACTTTAGTCGTCCAACTACTTAACTTCCAGAAAGCTCCCAATAAGATACTTGTTTGTCCTATTATGGCGATTAGAAGAATTATACTGTCTCTTTCCAATCTATCCTCCTAAGAGAAAAATTCTCCTCTTTGTTTTGCTTCCATTTCCTTATCTAAGTCTGTTAGAAAAGGATATGTTCCACAAAATCTATATCCCATCTGTTCACAGTAATTACGTGATTTAACTATAGCCTGTGAAAGATTTCCATGAAATTGAAAACTTTTAACCTCAGGTGCCCGATTTCCTCTACGAAACCATACTATATATAGAGGTAATGCAGGATTAAGTCCTGGAGCTATTTCAATTGATTTTTCTTCTGGATTAGTTGTTACAGGAGAATCAGGAGTCTCAGTTTTCATAATATTCCTTAAGTCTAATTAAGATACAGGTACAACTAAGTTAAGCAGGGTTTTAGCCTCGCCGGAACTTAATATATTGATAACTACAGATGGAACCTTAACTTTCTTTTCAGCATCAGTATAAACAGAATTAGCCTTAAGAGAGATTTCTGCTGCTCTTAAGGCTATTTCTGGTTTATCGTCATTCATTAATGAAGCAATTCTAGAGGCAGCGGCTTCTATTCCTGCGCCGCGAGCTTTAAAAATCTTTTGAACATGAGAAAGTTCTTCCCCTGCGGGAATCTCAACTTCATCAGATTCTATTCCAGCATCAGAAAGAACAGAATTAATTCCGTTAACTACTTCATCATTTAAACTGTAGTTAAGCCGCGTACTCACTTTGTTCGCACTCCTTAGATAGAATAAAGATCATAGGATCAGGTTTAATAAATGCCCTAAGAGGAGATAGTTTAACTTTCTTCTCCATGTGCTGAGCAAATTTAATCTTTTCTAATTCAATCTCATGTGGAAACTTTAATTTAGTTAACATATTCTTCCTCCCTTCTAACTACAGTACCCTGTGGGCTTAAATTATATGATAGGCCGACATTCTTTTTAGGATAATCAAATTTAGATCTATGACAGATTAAGGCTAATCTTCCTGGAGGGAGATCTTCACGGAAGAAGATTCTTATTTTACCGTATTCTGTTTCTAACATTGTATCGCCTTCGGTGGCCCTACTTACGCAGCGGGTGATAATAAATAAGTCTTCAATTTTTATACCTTGTTCCTTAACTCGCTTTTCTAAAACATCGCCGACCCATTGTCTTGTAACTGGTATATGTATTCCGTCTATAATCATATAGATACACCTGTACTTGGCCTTGTAGGGAGTATGCTACATTTCATGCTTGTGTGCAACCCCTTTTTAGGGTATGCTTTCAGTAGGTTACGCGCTTCATACCTAACCAGCTACCGGCGAAGCCGGATAATTTAAGTAGGAGTTTAAAAAGTTATGCCAAGTAAAGGTTCATTAGAAGAAAGACAGAAAGAGATGCGGAAAAAATTTTTGAAACCTAAAAAAGAATCTTCTATTAGGAAGGTTTCTAGTGTGGATATTCTTAGGAGTTTAAGGAAATCTATATTAAGGGGGGATTAGTTGAAACTGAAAATGTTCACGTGTGGTCTGTTGGGGGTGTCTACCCGGTCAATAGATGATAGATTATAGATCATACGATAATCTATTAACCTAGAATCAATTACTTACAAACCATGTCAAAATATTGACACACCGAACATATGTCGGTATCGGTTTACCTTACACTTTTAAAAACCTTGTAAACATAACAAAAGAATAAACTTATACGTTTACATGAAAATGTTGTAAGGTTTACCGACGTTTACTTAAGTTATTGATTCTAAATAAGTTAAGTATCATTTCATGTTTACATGTCGGAAAACCTTACACTTTTTCAAGTGTCAAAGAATTGG